TGGTGTCAAAAACAGCTTGGTAGAGCATGTAAAATTTACAGGTAACTACATACTAGGCGAATCTGTAGGTTCTTTGTCTACAGAACCAGGAGCATTATTTTGGAACAACAATCTTGTCGGCATCAAGACAGACAATATAGTTTTTAGAAACTGCAAGTTTGAAAATAACAGCGTGGGGGTTAGGTGTCTACAAACTTCTGCCTTCGAAACCAGAATCACTTTTGACGGATGTCATTTTGAAATACTAGATACAGGAATATATGTAGAAGGGGTTTCAACACAAGAAAATAATTGGGCAATAAACGACTGTGTTTTTGAAGAAATTGCAAGGCAAGCATTAAAGGCAACCAACGGCACAGGCACCAAGATTCAACGATCAATCTTTAAGAACGTTGGAAATGGAACGGGAACCGCCGCTTTGCCTGAGACTTCACAGATAGAATTCGGAGAAAGCAAGGATAACATTGTGCTGGATTGTTCAACGGACAGAATCGAATCTGCCGTATTGACCGACGATAACACCACCGCGGCTGTGCCAGAAGTTGAAAACTCTGATCTTTCTAGTTTTACAAATCGCCTGGACACAGATATTTTCCTCTCAGACAGCTTCAGAACACTAGCTGCCCTGTCTGCAAATCAGAGTTTTTACGAAATACCATACACTGTTAGACTTTCTACCGAAACAAGAACCGGCAGATTAAGATTGATGATAAATGGCTCTAAAACCGAGGTGACCCTTTCAGACGAATCAAACTATAGTGCAACATCATCTTTGAGTGCAGCCGGACAGCTAATGACTGGATTTGAGTTTGACGTTTCTATCGAGGATAATGATGCCGATAGCGGTAACGACACGGTGATTCTCAGCTATAAAAATCCGTTAGCAACAGGCTCGACAGGGTCTATAGCGTTCGGTATAACCTACGGTGTCTAATATTTCTTGGCACTTTCTCTTATCTATGTTAAACTAGAGATTAAATTATGCTTTTAAGACATAGGAGAATCTGATACATACATTGCATCGGAAAAAATGTTCTATTTTCGAAATGCAAGTTCAAACAGAATATCAAAGGTGGTAACGAATACCGCTAAATATCTTCACACAAAGAGGCAGGAATGACAGATATCACAGTAATCAAAAGGAGTGGCGGCAAAGAACCACTCGCGGTGGAGAAATGGCAACAGCAGGTTGCAAAAGTATGTGCAGGCACCGCAGACGTAAGTCAATCAATGATAGAGATCAATGCACAACCTCATTTTTATGACGGAATAACCACAAAAGAAATAGACGAAATTACCCTCAGGGCCATTGTGGATTTGATTGATGTAGAAGCAAATCCAGATATCGGGCATACAAATTATCAATACGTAGCAGGCAAGCAACGTCTGTCGATGTTACGTAAAGATGTATATGGGTCCTATACACCGCCGAGACTATATGAGATCGTGCAAAAGAATGTGAACGCTGGAATGTATACTCCCGAATTGCTTGAATGGTATTCAGAGGATGATTGGGATCGCATGGATAAAATTATTGATCATGAAAAGGACGAAAATTATTCCTACAGCGCAATTGCACAGATGATCGAAAAGTATCTTGTGAAAAACAGAAGCACCAAAGTTCATTATGAAACACCACAGGTGAGATACATAGTTGCCGCGGCAACCGTAATGCATCGTGAAGAACCACAGCGAACTAGAATGAAACTGATTCGTGAATACTATAATGCCGCATCAGACGGGCTGTTCACTCTTGCTACCCCTGTGCTAGCCGGTTTAGGAACAAAAACCAAACAGTTTAGCAGTTGTGTCCTTATTCGTTCAGACGACGATCTTGACAGCATCTTCGCCAGCGGCGAAATGATGGCCAAATATGCAAGCAAGCGTGCTGGCATTGGCTTTGAAATTGGAAGATTGCGTCCTTGGGGCGCTCCTATTCGCGGCGGAGAGATAATGCATACAGGGATGATTCCTTTCCTCAAAAAATGGTTCGGTGATTTGCGTTCCTGTTCGCAAGGAGGCATTCGTAATGCAAGTGCTACGGTATTCTATCCAATTTGGCATCATCAGTTTGATGACCTGATTGTATTAAAGAACAACCAAGGAACAGATGAGACCCGTGTTCGTCATATGGACTATGGTGTTGTTCTTAATGCATTCTTTTGGAGAAGATTTAAAAATCAAGAAGACATTACCTTCTTCGATCCAAACGAAGTTCCGGACTTATACGAAGCGTTTTATTCAAACACGGCCGAGTTTGAAAGGTTGTATGAAAAGTATGAAAAACGCAAGGACCTACGCAAGAAAACTATTTCTGCAGATGAAGTATTCCGTTCGGGCATACTGAAAGAAAGAACAGACACGGGACGTATCTATCTTGTGTTTATTGATAATGTGATGAATCAAGGACCATTCAATCCTGAATATCATACCATCTATCAATCAAATCTATGTTGTGAGATTCTACTGCCAACAAAACCATTTAAGCGTTTGGACGATGAGGATGGACGCATAGCGTTATGCACCCTAGGATCGATTAACTGGGGTTCATTTAGGAATCCGGAAGACATGCGCAGGGCATGTAGAATCTTACAGCGTAGTTTGTGTAACATTCTGGACTACCAAGATTTCTTAAGTGTTCAGAGCCGACTCAGCAATGATGAAATACGTCCTCTTGGTATCGGTGTTACCAATCTAGCATATTGGCATGCTAAAAGAGGTCTACAGTATGGCGAATCGGATGCTCTTGAAGAAGTAAAATCTTGGATGGAGCACCAGGCTTACTATCTCACAGAATCCAGCGTCGAGCTCGCTAAAGAAAGAGGTGCTTGTAAGGATTCAGCAAAGACATGGTATGGTCAGGGTGTGTTTCCTTGGGAACGTAGAGCAAAAGGTGCCAATGATCTGGTAAGTTTTGAACCAGAACTGGATTGGGAAACACTGCGTGATAACATGAAAGAATACGGAATCCATAATGCTACATTGATGGCAATCGCGCCTGTGGAATCAAGTTCAGTTGTGATTAACTCCACCAACGGTATCGAAATGCCAATGGACTTAATTTCAACCAAAGAATCAAAAGCAGGATCATTTACGCAGGTAGTGCCAGAATACAATAACAATCGCGTTCGGAAAAACTACCAGTTAATGTGGCAACAGAATGACTGCGTGGGTTATCTAAAAACAGCTAGTGTGCTAGCAGCTTATATTGATCAAAGCATTAGCACAAACACATTTTACAATCCTGCATATTTTGAAAACAATAAAGTTCCTAGCACACTGATTGCAAAGAACCTTATGCAAGCACACTATTGGGGTTTGAAAACATTTTATTACAGCTTGATAAACAAAGCTGGTGCAAAATCTGCATCGGATGTGATTCAGCAACTTGAATTAGAAAATGTTGAACCAAAAGAAAAAGTAAACGGTAATCACGAGATCGAGTTAGACTTTGATGACTGTGAAGCATGTAAATTATAAGGGAGCATATATGAGCAAAGCACAATACGACTTAACAAAGAACACCGACTACCTACAACGCAAAATGTTTCTTGACCCTGCAGGTCCTGTAACTATTCAGCGTTTTGAAGAAGTGAAATATCCAAAGATTCAAAGTTTTGAAACTACTGCTCGTGGTTTCTTTTGGGTGCCAGAAGAAGTCAGTCTCACCAAAGATTCGCAGGATTTTAAGGACGCTTCAGATGCAGTGAAACACATTTTTACTGCAAACCTGCTTCGTCAAACCGCACTGGACAGCATTCAAGGTCGCGGACCAACGCAGGTATTCACTCCTGTTGTCTCCCTGCCAGAACTTGAAGCACTATGTTTAAACTGGGGCTTTTTTGAAACCAATATTCACAGTCGTTCATACAGTCATATCATTCGTAATATCTATAACGTGCCTAAGGAAGTGTTTAATTCAATCCACGATACAAATGAAATTATTTCCATGGCTTCGAACATTGGCGAATACTACGATAAACTGCATGTGCTTAACTGCGAAACAGAATTAGGAAATAAAGTAGACGAGTATGAACATGTAAAAGCAATCTGGTTAGCACTGAATGCAAGTTATGCCCTCGAAGCACTTCGCTTTATGGTTTCGTTTGCCACAAGTCTCGCAATGGTCGAGAACAAAATCTTCATCGGTAACGGAAATATTATCAGTCTAATTCTTCAAGACGAACTCCTTCACAAAGGTTGGACTGCCTATCTAATCAATCAAGTAGTTAAAGACGACGAAAGATTTGCTCGTGCAAAGGAAGAGTGTGAAGAAGAAGTGTATCAAATGTATTCCGATGTCATCAATGAAGAAAAAGCATGGGCTGACTATCTTTTCAGCAAAGGTCCTGTTATTGGGTTAAACGCAGACATCCTAAAAGACTTTGTTGACTACACTGCCAAGGAAAGTTTAAAGGAGATTGGACTTAAATACAAAGAGCAGGCGCCAAAGACAACTCCGATTCCTTGGTTTAACAAGCACTCGGATACGAGCAAGAAGCAGACTGCTCTACAGGAAAACGAAAGCACTAATTATGTCATTGGCGTGATGGGTAAAAAACTTGACTATGATGAGCTACCGACGCTATAATAATGTTTAAAGCACAATACAAACAAAAATCGCCGTTCGAAAGCTGGAAAAATATTGGTAGCTTTACTACCGAACAGCAGGCAATGAACTCCGCCCTCAGCAAGAAAAATGCTGGGGCGGTAATGGTTCGTGTTACGGACAAGAAAGGCGGCATTCTCTACACAGGATAAAAACATGAAAAACATAGTTTGGAGCAAAGAAAACTGCCCGCACTGCGAACAGTCGAAATCACTGCTTAAACTCCACGACATCCCGTTTGAAGAAAGAAAGATTGGACAGGACTGGACCAAAGAACAATTGCTCGAAGCAGTTCCAACCGCACGGTCAGTGCCACAAATTTTCCTATACGGAGAATACATCGGCGGATATGCCGATCTAGATAACTATCTACAAGAAAATTCAACAGGCTCAACAGAAGGAAAACTCTAATGCTTATTGATACACCCTACAAAAATGGTGATATTGTTTCTATCAAACTTAACTCAGGTGAGGAGGTGATAGCAAAACTAGAAGAAGAAACAAACTCCCATTATAAATTATCCAAGCCGCTAATGGTTGCGGCAACACAGCAAGGTCTAGGTCTAGCTCCGTTTATGTTTACGGTAGATCAAGAAGCAAACATTAAGCTCAATGTTAATTCTATCAGTTGTATTGCTAAAACTGAAAAAGACATGAGTTCTCAGTATATTCAAAACACAACAGGACTTTCAGTCTAATGAGTGAAGATCCCGTCCATCGCGATACTGATGCAAGAATTTGTGGAGCTAGCACAACGGTGTCTGGACAATCGAATGTTTTTGCAAATAGCTTATTAGTATCGGTGGACGGGGATCCTAACACGCACGGCGCTGG